AGACAGATGTAATTCAACTGCTTCGTCAATTTCTGTACTTGCTTTTATTTCACCGTCAAATACTTTTCCATAGGGAATACCTTGTATTCCGCCCCAGTTACGCCAATTATGATTTAACATAAAAGAAACGCCTTTTTTAGCGTCGTCAACCATTACTTGTAACAATTCCTTGCTTATTCTTGTAAACCTATTAGGAATTAGCATATCCCCGGCAGACTTACCACTAAACACAAACACTTCATCAGCGCTTAATTGTCTTTTAGCAAGTTTATTTATTTTCGCCAACTGTTCTTCTGTTGGCACTCCAAATTTACTCATCATTCTCACCGCCTTTCTTTTTAGATTTCTTTACTTTTTTACCAAAATGCTTTTCTTCTTCGGCGCAATATTCCTCACAAATACAACCTTTGCAGTCAAAGCAATCGTGTAATTCTTTTTCTTTATTTTTCAGCATTGTCGGATTGTCGTTTGTTCCCCGAATGTTTGTCATCAACAATTGTTTTCTCACCTCCAACACTAAAAGAAGCTTTTATTTCAGCTATTGGTCTTTCGTTTATGGCTTTTTCTACTTTCATAACTTCTTGCGCTGCCAAATCTCCATCAACCCAACCCATCAATTGAGCCACTGCGTAAAATTCTTGTTTCATAAGTTCAACTGTCATTCGTTGTTCTTCCGAATTCCAGTCAATAGTATTATGCTTAAAATGCGGTATAGCTTGTTCGCCATTTACCCTTAACCATAATCTTGCTATTTCTTCTATGATACGTTTTGAACCTCGTTGACAAGATTGTATTCCTGAACAATAAATACGGAATTGTACGGTTCCCCAGCTTTCAGTAATTCCGGTATTCCTGTTCATAAATATAGCCATTTGCTTTAAACCGGAAAGAGTTTGCGTATCAACTAATTCGTTTATCGCCCTAACATCAAGACTTCTGCCTGCATTTGCTCCTTGATTCATATTAATTNTTGAATCGCTTGTATGAATATAATCACTATCAGGTTCCATGCTTTCAAGATTTCGTCTCATACGATTAACATTGTCATCCATCCATTCCATTAGCTTTTTAGGGTCATTTCTAACATTAGCAGGACACATTTCAAACAATTTCTCTATATCTATTGAAANGTCAATTTTCGGATAACCTTGATGATGTAAAACGGCTTGCAAGTCTTGGAATATCTGCATTTGAAAATCTATTGCTTGTAAAACAGGAGATAGATTTAATGTTCCTCTTGGGTCGCCAATATCAGGGTCGGCAGGAACCCAAAAGAANTTAGCATGTTTTCTGTCAAGGTAAACTTTTTTATGCTCGTTATATTGATACGGAACCCATGTTTTACGACCGTCTATCTCTTTTAATTCCCATTCGATTGTTTGCGGTTTTACAGGGTAAATATCATAAATGTCTTTTCGGTCAGGCGTTACTTCGGCTTCAACGCCCATAGCACCTAATAAAAATGAGCTATAATGCAATTGGTCTACCAATCCATCAAGCCCACTGTTTGATATTTCATTTACTCTTGCAGCAAATTCTCGCCATTTATCATCTAAGTCTGTCCGTTTTTTACCGTCAAGCCCATAGAAATTCATTTCATGCCCTTGGTTAGCAAGTCTTACAAAATTCCATACAGCCATTGAAACATCAGGATTAACCCTTTTTAAGAATTCAACAGCAGCAGTTTCTTCCGGAATACTTCTTAATGTTTTAAGCACGTCACCTGTCCTTGACCGATGAGGGGATAGGGTAGAGGAGTATCTGCTATTAACAGCAGTTTGTCTGCCTGTTGGCAAGGGTTCATCCCTTGTTCTTGCTCTGATTCTTTTAAATAATCCCATATTCATCACCACACTTATTGCAAACTTTTTATTGTATTTGAAATGCTTACAATACTGATTGCCAAATCTTCAACTTTTTTCATATCGCCTTTTTGCAAGGCTTCTTCCTGTGCTTTTTCAAGCATTTGTATTTGTTTTAAATAAATTTCTTTTAGTTCCATATTGAATCCTCCAAAGTATTTTTAAAAACAGCCACAAATCAAAGTTCATGGCTGTTTACGTTATATGTACGTTGCACTTGACGGAAGGACGCTAAGGAGGCATAGCAAACCCTATACATTACCGTGTTATTTACAACGTATCCGTTATTTGTGTTTTACTCCACCAAAGATACCAATATAAGGTATCGTGATTTCAGGAGCTATAAAATCTGCAAAGCAGAAGTAGGCAGCACTAATGTGGTCATCATGACCGTCATTACTTGCATTTGTATATTGTGTCGAACCTGTTTTTCTTGTAATGCCTATATAGTCCTTGAATTGATTTTCAACTTCTTGCGACCATGGTATCTGACACCATTGCTGTTCAACTACAACAGCAAGATTTTCAACTAACCTTTCCTTGTTCTGCCCTTGCTCGTTTATAGGAACGCAAGGTACGCCTCTTTTGGTTAATTGAGATTCGATTGTTTCTCCTAAACCTGTTTTACCAAAATTACAAACAGCACCATTAAAATACCGTGAATAAAAAGCAATCCTATCCCATTGACCATCCCAACTCATTCCGACCATAGCTTCGGTTTTAACAACTTTTCCTTTACTGTTTCTTATCCAAATAACAGGGTCGTCAACTGATTTACCCGGGTCGTAGCCTATTGTATAAGTCTCGAATGGTTCAGGTTCAACCCATTTCTTTTGTTCTTCTTCCGGCAATGTTGATAATTTTACAAAACATTTATCTATGTTCCCAAAAACCAAGTTAATATCGGAAATAAACTCGCCAAGATAATCTTGTCTGTACCTCTTATCCGACATACGTTTAATTAAATTTTCTTTGTATGTTTTGCCATTTTTCGTTATTTGTGTACCCCTTTTGTTCATATAAGGGTTATCCCAAGTTGTAAAAGTCCAACTTTCAAAATCAGGGTCATAATCAGAAGTGTTTTTTTGACCCCATTTCCACATTTTGTAGAAATAGTTCATTCCAAGAGGTGAGGAATTTATAATTGCTCGTCCACCTTTACCACCCAAACCTCTACCAGGGGAATTTAAACGTCCTTCTATATTGCTCCATACATCTTCTAAATCAGCTATTCTTGCAGCTTCCGTTATGGTAACTAAATCTAAACCAACCGCAACTAAACTTTCAGGGTCATATGCGGAATGTACTTCAATTATTCCGCCATTAATAGTTTCCACTGTTCTTGTGGTTTTAGAAACATCTACAACTAACTCTTTAGGAAGATTATGTAAAAGTTCTCTCCAGTTTTGATTGGCTATCTTTTCAAGGGGAGCGATAATCCACCATAGTGCATGAGGAACTAAATCTGAACCCCTATCTTCATTTAAGCAATCAATGAAATATTTAATGCCTTCCATGATTGAGCATCTGTCTTTTCCCCAACGTATACCAGCGTTAATAATCTTGAATCTTGCTTCGCTTTCATGTACCAACTTTTGACCCCAATGCGGAGTATATTCAGCAGTAACATTGATTCCGCCCCTTGCATTTGCCATACGACAAGTACCACAGGTAGAAAATGATGTATAAGCTTCATATTCAGGTCGCCATATTTGTGCAAACGGCTTGCCGCATTGAGTACAAATTGACATTTTATCGCTTGTTGAATGTTGTATTAACTTTTCATTTTTCTGTTGAATAATACTTACAGAACCGCCTTTTCTTGGCATATTACATCACGTCCTTTAAAATACCAACTGCCCGCCCCAAAATAATTTTATGGTATTTAACCCCTACGCTTTAAGCGTCAACCTTATTTGTAATAAAAAAGCACTTCTAAGAGTGCTAAGATTCAATATTTTATTTAACCCATTCGGCAAGAATTTCTTCTTTATATTTTTTGTTGGGAAATATAGTATTCGTAAAATCTATAGATTCGTTATACTGACATTTTGGATTTAGGCAATGTGATTCTGTATAATCTCGATTATAAACTAATCCGTTCCCGCAAAACGGGCAAGTGTCGTTTTTAAGGCTATTTAGATATCTTTCGCTAAAATTACTATCCATTTCTATACTCCTTTCTATACTCCTTAAAGTTCATCTTCACAAACTCTCTTATGCCATTGCCGGGATTGTATTGAGGATAGATTTTCAAATATTCAGCTTCACAATCTGTTAGAGTTTCACCTTTTATGTGGCCTTGTTTGATAAGGAATAATAAGCCCAAGCTTGCGGACCTCGATTCGCCTTTATTACAGCAAATAAGAACATTTCTACCCTTAAACAATTCTTCCTCGATAAAGTTAAGTGCTTCATTTATCATGTTTTTGTCAAAGAATAAACTGCTATTTGCATCAACCATATTTAGAATTAATTTACTTCCTCTGTCCCTGTAACCCCATAAATATTCCGGGTGTGACTTGTCGCAAGCTCTGCCTTTGTATCCAATCATTTCCCGATGCCATGGCTCCTTGGCTGCTAACAAGAATGAAAAACTATCATCAAAAAATGTGTTTTCATAGTCTTGTTGGTTTCCAACGTATAAATTGTCTGCAATTTTTTGCATGGTTTTACCTCCATTCAATTTATTTTACTTATTCATTAAATAATTTCTAAGATGATAGTAAAAAGTATAATAAATAAACTGTGCTGAATACTTATTGTCCTTAATAAAATTTATTGAGAAATTATATCTGTCAGCGAAAGAATGTAAGCCACCAATAAAAGCAGATGGATTATATTCTGTTTTGTAATTGTGAGTTATTATATCTTCGTAGGAAGCATTCTCTATCAGTAAATGAACTTTCCCTTTACTGCGTATAAATTCGCTTTCAAAACGCAATCTATCGGTTGTGAAGTTTCCGCTAATTTCTTCAAGACTGCCTTTTCTTTCTATTGAAATTTTATCTGCAAAATATAAATCCCTGTTAAATCCTAATTCAGAATTAGCAGGGAGCAGGAAGCTATAATCACAAAACTCTAATTTTTCAATTTTATATNATATTTTCTTTTCGTCGAACCATTTAAGAATGTGGCTATTGGCGTTTTCGCGCGAATCCACTAAAATTACCATTGATTTCAACAACTCTTTAATTTCTTTATCTGTATATTTATATAAATCAATCATAACATCACCTAATCATTAGAAGTATCAACTTGAACAGCAGCTTGAACAGCACCTGAACTCTTAAACATGAAATTAATTTTAGTACGCTTTTTAGTGCCAAATTCATCTATAACATTTGGATTCATTAA